CCTTAAACGTGTTGGCCAAGTCGTCAAATCTTTCTAGTGTTACCGATACGTCTGATAATCCGTAATCTTTAGACCTAAAACCTGTTGTTTCAAAATCCGTCTTATCTAATATATCTGAACTGATGTTTAACCCGTATTGACTAGCACCGCCTACTGCAGTAGTAGGGATAAATTTACCAGAAATAGTCACGTCACCGGTTTGCGACGATGTAAAAGTAACCATACCGAATAAGTAATCAATCGAATAATTAGAATTATCTACCGTTGTACCGTCAACTTTAACCGTCACGTCCGTATCGCGGTCTAATATTTGTTTAGTCGCGTCATCAATCTGATATTGATTGCCTGTTACTACCGACATATCCTCATCTGTCATAGTTGTAGGTGTACCACCTGCTTTGATGGTAGTGTTGTATGAAGCTACTGCCATATCTAGCCTCCTTAGCTTACGTCACCTAATGCGCCATTACCTTGCATTGATATGCTTACAGTTTCTAATCCTGATACGTCACCTGACATATTGAAACTTTCAACTACAACCTGCCCTTGGAAACCATTAGCGTTAGTGCCATCAGGTAAATAACGCACATATATAACAGTACCATTTATATTCGAACTTCTCATCGCCGTAAGTGCCGCATTATTAGGTGTGAAAATAGCCTCCGCCGATATACTCCAGTCTTTAATACCTGAAACTCGACTGCGCCAGCCCTCTGTACTAGCAAAAGTTGTTGCGTCTAATAATTCTGACCCAAGGTTTAAACTAACCGAAGTAGCTTCCACCTCTGTATAGGTAACGTTATCTGATGATACTAATATCTGTTTTTTATATGCTGCTTGTGCCATATTTTTCTCCTTTTAATTAATTTCGATTGCCCTTATCGGCATTTGATGGTGTTCTTGTTACTCTAAAATTAACCGTCCAAATATTACGGTTTTTTGCGTCTCGGGATATGTGAGCGATGTTTGTTGTAGTCCAAAAACCTACATACGTGGTATTATTAACCACAACCTCACCTTTGCCCTCTATATATTTTTTAATATCGTTTATTTTATTAAATCCAGTTTCATAATTTTTATTTCTCACGCGAACTTGCACAGTTGAATTGTCAATCGCATTAGCTGGGTCTTGTTCGCCACCGCCTGTATCATAAACCGTTATACAATTATCAGGTATATCCGCGCCATCTGGCTCAAACCCGATAAATAAATCATCTCCTGTAGTACCTAAACCCTCGTCGTTTAGTAATGCACCTATATCTATAGCTAATGGCTTCATATCTTTGCGCCATTTTTAATTATTGTTATTATCTCTCCTGTGGACGCTTCCAATGCCTGTTCTAAAAATTTAGCCTGACCAGTCGGGTGATTAGCGTTTAAATCCTCGTGAACATACACCGCATATGGTGCTGTCAAACCTATTTCCACAACAGGATTATTTTTTGACCCGCCTATAGAAGTATAATGACCTGCTTTCAAATTACCCGTATCAACCGGTGTAAGTGCTTGTGAACGGCCTTTCACTAATATACCTACTAGCACAAGGCTTTTTCGTGTTTTATTATTAATTTTTGACAATGCGTCGTTAAGGTTTTTCATAACTTTGCTTTTGCCCACCATTACACCCATAACTTAACCTCCGTCTTACGGTTGTTAAGATTTGGTGTTTTGGCCACCGCTTTTACCTTAAACGTATTATTCTCGTCATCAGGGTTTGTTGTAGTAGTCTCGCCTAAATAAATGTAATCGCCATTATTTATAGTTACGTCAGATGGTATATAAATAATAGACTTCGATATTTGTTGTTGCCCTTTCTCATCAATAAACATTGCTTGCACGTCCTCCCATCTTACATTGATAGTGGTAGGCGTACCATATGACGAATTACCGTACATATCTAAGCTCGTAGATTTTGACCAGTATGTAGCTTTTTGCTTAAATCTCATCATATTACCTCAAATGTGCTAACACCTTTGCCAGCGCTCGCTAATTTACCTGTGACGTCCAGCGTCATTGCTGTTTGACCAAAATGTGATGATGTTAAGTGCATACCCGTTTTACCTTGGTATGTTGCGCTCGCATTTCCGTATTTTTCTGATGATACTTGTTGCTCACGTAAAGTAACTAAATGAGCCGATAAAAACAGCTCAATTTTAGCTAAAAGGGTGTCCGCCAGTCCTGCGTCACTTAAATAGGTTTTAATTATTTCAGCTGCAGTATCAATAAAAATATCTATATCAATATCTACTAGCTCTGTATCTATTATTTTTTTAACGTCAGTTGACGACACCCTATTAGCCATTATTACTTAAAGTCCGTCGCTATCTTTAACTTCGTTTTTAGCTTTAGCCGGTTTTTTAGCTTTATTATCAACAGTTTCCGTTTTCGCAGTAACTTCAACGTCAACAATAGTACCCGGTATAAGTGTCACTTTGTTCACTAGCGCTTTAGCAAGTTTGTCGGTTAACGCAATAATACTGCCTTTTTCGTAAACTTTGCCATCAGCGTCTCTGTGTGGACTTGCCAAAATGTAATTTTTAGTATTTTCACTCATTTTTTTTTATTACCTTTCTTAAGCTGGGTTACCAACTACTATACCGCTTGAACCGTTTTTATCCGATTTAAGAACAGGAGCAACCGCCATATAGGCTTTAAACCATGTAGTAAACCCATCGTCGCTATATTGTTTATAATCTATGTCTTTCGCAACTGCCAATTGAACAACATCATCGGTCATCTGAACAAGAATAACCGTATCATCGGCTAATTTACCAGAGGATTTAACTACTTCGATTTCGGCAAATTCCTCAATTCTTGTTTTGAAAGATTTCTCACCTTTTGTATTGCTATAATCTAGTTGTAATTCTGCCCATACATTTTTAGCCACGTACATAACAAATGGTCCATATCTATCAGCGTCATACATAGCCTGTATCATATTTTTAGTATCGCCGATAATATCTCGGCCTGATGATGTCCCCCAGCCTGTACCGGCTAAAGTTACAGTATTACGGTCAGGGTGATTAGTGTAGCCATAAACCTGCGAACCACTAACTACTAAATTCGGTAAACCGTTAAATAACATGTCCTCTAGTTTATCATAAACATTACGTGTTGCCGCAGCTAATTGTGTAATGTCTAACGGTTTACCACTGTTTTTAGACGCCAACAATTGTCTCGCACCAATTTTAAAGTTTTTGAAAATAACAGGGATTGGAACGCTCGCTAATTCAAACGTTTGTCTATCGTTTTGCCCGTCCGTAGAAGCTTCCATAGCTACTTCAGCGTCTGTCATATCGCCTATTTTTTCAAATTCGAATAGTGTAATGCCGAAATCACCAAGGTCTACTGATAGGCCTCGGTCTATTAAATCTTGAACACCATTTAGTTTTTCTTTTGAAATTTGCACTAACTTGTCAGACATTTTCTTATGGTCGTCTTTTCTCAAGGTAGAATTAGTCACCAAATTATTGTTAGCTGTAAACTGCTCTTGTGTAGTTACTTCTGTCATTATTTTATCTCCATTTTTATAAACACTTCTGTTGAGCCAGAGCTATTATTAACAGCTTCTAAGGCATACCCAATAATCTCACCGTCTGTGAATTTTTTAACTGTACCGTCTCCCGCAGCTTCTAGTGCGTCATTCGCAACAATCGCAGTTGCAGACGCTGCCACACGTGCATTTATTTCCGCACCTGGTAAAGCGTAAGCAACAACAACATTGTCGTTCGCTGCGTATGCGTCTGTTATCTCTTTACCTATCAAGTCGTTCTCAACGGCAAACATTGGGCTACATACGCCTTTTGCTGTTGATTGTTTTTGAAAACTTTTAGAGCCGCCTCGTTCTACAAGGTGACCAGGCGATAATGCCGCCGAAGCTTGCCCCTCTTTTTGAACTTGATGACCTTTTAAAAATATCGTTTCTGGTTTAGCTTTGTTCGCCATAATTATTTCTCCTGTTTCTTAGCTGACAATAAGCCAGGTGTTGTATATTCATTGTTAGTGTTTAAACCACTGCCGTTTTTAGCCGAGTAGTCCACTGGTTTAGGTACGCTTTTGTTT